AAATATTGAACGCAACCCCGATCCCTTTAAGAGCCGGGCCGAGTACCTGAGCGGCGATCATCGCGACTTGAGTAAATTTTTCGATCAGTGGAATAAGGACCGGTACTAATGCTTTACCAATCGCGAACTGTATCCCTTGGAATGCTCCCTTTAACTTCGTGAGCGAGTCCTGATATTCTGCGGCAGAGTCCGCCGACTCCTGACTGAACACAAGCCCCAGATCGTGCGCCTCCTGACGCATATCCGCGAGCCCTTGTTTTCCGGCTGCAAGCATTGGGAGCAACTGCGTCCCGGCTCGACCGAATACCTGCTGAGCAATTGCCGATCTTTTAGACGCGTCCTCAACCTCGGCGAGGGCTTCAGTCATGATCCGGAATTGCTCCTCTGGTGACTTGCCCGCGACGTCGTCCATATTGACGCCTAGGAGCTCCATAGCGTCGACCGCAGTACTCAGGCCCTGCTCTGCGTCGAGTAGAGTCCTCTGCATACGCTTAACGCCGTTCTCCATTGACGAGATAGAAGTCCCCGACAATTGCGCGGCGTGAGTTAATTCACTGAGCGCTTCCGTGCTGAACCCGGTTCTAAGTGCCATTTTCTGCACGGAATCCCCTGCCTCAGCAAAGGCCGAGATCGAACTCTTGGCAAAAGCCGCAACCCCGGCAACTGCGGCAACGCCTACAGCGGCCCCCACAGCGAGCGCCGCGCCCTTCACGCCCCCAAGGTTAGACGTGAGGCCCTTGAGCCCCCGGTTAGCCTGTGAGGCGTCGAGTTTGGCGACTAGGTTCGCGACGTTACTCACTCGGTGCGCCCTCCGCAACAATGCCGATCCGCTTCAGGAGAGATACATCCTCACCGAGTAGCTGACTCGGTAGGCATGAATAACGCTGACACAAATTATCAATCATCTTCGCTTCCAATAATTCCACGGGCTCCGACACTAGACGGCCTTGAGCGTCGGCTGCTCCGCCGACGTGCTTCCATTTGGCGATACTTGATCGGAGCCCTTCCGAGGGTTTGAGACTTGATCGCTCCATCCACTCAGGATCGCGGTCGCTAGGTCCGGGGGGAGCCTGAGCATACCGTCGCCGTCCGCCGGGAGTGCCCCGGCCTCGTCCTCTAAATCCCAACGGATGAGCACATCATCCCCAAACCTACGGAATCCAGTCTCTAGATCGGATTCGATGTTTTGAAACTGTAGATAGGTCGCCATGCTCACGGCTGATCGGCAAACCACTTCCGCGGCTTCATAATCACCCTCGAACACGATCACGATCTCCCGATCCGGGATTTTGAACCCCATTAGTAAGTGGTCCACGCGGGCACAGTGCCCGACTGAAGGCTCAAAGAAGCGGTATAGTTCAATGCACCCGAGGCGTCCCGGGCGTAATTGAACGACTCGACGACCATCTCGGCCTCAAGTTTTGGATAGCCACTTGTCGAGCCGATAGGGCCCCAAGTGACGGTCCTCGTTCCGGTGAGTGTCTTAAAGACGTCGTGCGACATATTGCTCGAAAAATTCGCCGTACCGTTTAGGGTCACCGTGAGATCCGCAAGTAATGGGATCCGCTCCTGTGCGCTCTTGTCGATACCAGTCACGACCGCGAGATCCTGACCCTGATCATTAGTGAGCGAATTCACATCGCCGCTAATATCCCGAGCCGTCCCGCTTGAATCGTCGACACTGATGATCGAGCCAATTCCTGATGTTTTCGCCATATTCCTATTCTCCTATTCCCGGGATTGTTCCCGTTTATAACCTTGCTACCGTTAAAACGAAGGAACACACTGTAAAAGTCCCCGTCGTCGTCACTCTCAAATATCGGTCGACCGTCGTCGCGCCCGTGTCCCTCACGATCTCACTCGTGCGATCTGTTGCCGCGGTAAAAGTCAGCAGATCCGCCCAGACTGCATCGTCCGGCGAATCCTGCACCTTCACCGTCGCGCTTGTACCCGTGAGGGTCTCCACTTGCAGGACTGCAACCGCCCCGGCGGCTGTACTGCTCCCGTTATCGACCGAGGCCGAATTCGTCGCGCTTGTATCTGTTTGTTTTGGGCCGTCGGTGAGCAATACGCCCCAACTGAGCCCGTACCCGTCGGCTGCCTCATAGCTGACCGAGGTCGCAACTGCGTTACCCGGGGCGCGGTCGATCGTATAGGTGGCCTGTTTTGCTGCGAATCCGCACGCGGGATCGCCCCGGTCGGTCCCCATTGAGATCACCACGTTTTGATCGGTGGTCGGTAGTGCGCCGCTGTTGCTTGAGTAAAGCGCATGACTGCGCCCGGCTGCATTGTCAAAAAATCCGTTCACCGAGATACTCGCGTCCCCGACTCCCGGGATCCTCGCCCTCGCCGAGTTTGCTAACGCGGTGACGTCGAGCAATTCCTGAGAACTGCCAACCCCTGCGAGCGCGCTCACGTCAGTATTGAGATCGTAGCCCGAGGCGTATAACCTCACGCCGATCCCTGATTGTTTAGCCATTATCGATCTCCCCTTGGTCGTCTACTTCTGCGATCTTTCCGCTCTTGATCAGTTGCTTAATAGTTGAAGCCTTGACCCCATTCGGAAAATCAAAATTTTTTCCGGGCTCGAAATACTCATCGACGTAAGTAATCCCGACGATCGCCCGGTACTTACCGACGTCGAGGAACGTCCCGTCATCTTTTCTTTTTCTCGGACTCATGGCGTGATAGTTTCCTCTCCGTATATATCCACAAACAGCGGGATCGTGAGTACCCGGAACGGGGTCCCGCCTATTACTTCGATCGCTACTGACGCAGTCCCGGGGGTCGAGTTCTGAGCGTTACCACTGAGCAACGTGTCGCCCCGGAGCGCTGTTTTAATGCTGACGATCGCGTCATAGATCTCTAGTTCTATCGACTCCCTCACCGTCGGACTGAGTTGCTGCCGGAAATATGTTTGGATCGTCAGTTCTAGCGTCGTACTGGCGTCCGCTAGCGTTGTGAAGTCCTCCGCCTGTGATGTAATCCAAAAGGCCGCTACGGGCGTTGTGGGGATACTGAGGGGCTCCCCCTGATACACCGCGGCAAGTGTGGGCGAGGTGATTCCACTCAATAGGGAATCGACGGTATCAAGTACACCGGCCCGGGTCATCGCCTGAACCCCGATAGAGCTTTGACACTGGTCCCGTTAAACTGCCCGGCCATCACGTTCTCGATTATCTCCGGGGCTTTTTGTTCTAGTTCTTCCTTGGCGATTTTGTACATCCCATACCGTCGCTCAATTTTCTCGGAATAGTTGACGGCCTGAGACTTGTCCCGGCCGCCTGATTCGATCGTCACTTTGTTCCCGGTGACCCGGTAACTCACCGAGCGCCTGAGCGTTCCAGTGCGGAACCCGTGGCCCGGGTAATACTGATCGGCGACTAACTTTTGCCCGACCATGCCGAGATCCTTCAAGGCTCGCGCCGACGCCTTGCCGACAACGCCACGGGCAAACATCGGCCCGGATAGTTTCCAATCAAATTTAGCCGACATTAAAACACCGCCCCGGCTGTCTGACTGTGCGACTTGTAGCCGCTCAGGTTCACGAGCGCGTTGTGGATATCAGTCTCGGACGCATTGACTAAACGATCATTGAATCCAATATCGCGATCCCTATAGATGAAATGGCCGAGATCTAGGCACGTTTGGATCACGTCCTCCGGGTATTCGACCGCACTCACAGCGTCGCCGCTTGTGTGAGTCGCCGCAGTCGTGCCGTGAACTCCCCGGATAACTGTCGCGTTGAGGCTGCTAATGCTTTCAACATACATTTGCTCGGTCCCGATTACGATCGTCGAACCCTCGGATACGTCATCGACTGACGTCAGGGCGACGGTCGTCGCGGTGGTGGTGGTAATGTTCGCGGTGATCGTAGTGACCGACCGGGTGACGTCCTGCCACCCCCACGAGGCGGCGATCGCGAGTGTTTGCTGACCCGAGTGAAACCCTTTTGATGAATCTATATTTAATTTAATTGCATACGTCGGATCGCTCGAATATGGCAGGGTCCAATAATCGGCGTTATATCCCGGGGTGAGCACTTCATTAGATGATCGATCGGTGAGTTTGTACGAAGTGACCGAGGTTATAGAGTTACACCATGAGCCGAGCGGGATCATGTTTATGCGCTTATCCTGCGGCGCTAGTGAATTCTTGACCGGCACTATATACCGGGGATCATCGAGTAGCGCCCCGGTCCCGATGTCATAATATCGAGTCTGTAAGTATGGGCCCCACGTCGTGAGTTGGCCGCCTCCGATGTAGTTATCCATTCGCCGACTTGCCGCCTGTAAAATCCGGCGCAGGGTGACCGTGTCAGAAGTCCAGTTACTAGAGTACTGAGTCCCGGCGAGATAATCCCGGAACTGGTTCAAGTTGGCGTATGTGTGATAGATCGTTGGCATGGTTTATTTATTTTCGTCCGCTTTGCTCGCGTCTTTCTTTGCTTTTGTGGTTTTGGTTTTCTCGAACGCGGTCGGATGGTCGGCGAGTAGTTCGTCGCTGATTTCGTAAGTCTTACCCCCCTCAAATACAGGTTGCCCAATGATGGCGATCGAGGTTAAACATTTAACTTTTGGCATGTATTCACTCCCTTAGTGTGTACCCGGGGCGCTGCGTAGAGCCGCCCCGGGACTGTTGCGATCACTCCCCAGAATGATCACGCAATGACCTAAGCCATCTTTAGTATTTTGAAGGCAGTCGGTAGGATGACCACTTCATCACTGCGCTCACTTGCGATGAACGCCGTTTCGCCTAGCTCGGCATAGCGCTCTGTTAGACGGCGGACCGTTCGGCCCCCGGCTCTCCGAACGAGTCCGAACTGATTCCAGTCACCAAGGATCGCAACTTCGTTCCCAGTGGCTAGAGTTGTATCTAGGTTCGTGGTGTTGTCGTTGTTGATCACATCTTTACCCATAAGCTGCGAGTATGGATCTTGAGCAAGATCCGCAATACCTCGCGCCCCTGCGGTGGTGACGCCTATCCCTGCGATGAAGCTAGAGATCGCCGACGGCATAACCCATCGACAGTTATCGCCCCGGTGTTGTGCCGGGACCGCGGCGTAAATGTTCAAAATATCCTGCGCCACGAGTGCCGTCGCCGAAGCGGCGGTTGAGTCTGCGGCTGTCGACGCTAACACTACGTTAGTGATCAGCGTGTCGATACTCTGACCGAACGCAGTATCGAACAATTCCGACAAAAGCTGAGGCACGTTAGAGGCCGAATCTGCGAGCAGTTCTTCAGTTACCCGGCTTGATACCGTGTATTTCTGAAGGCTGAACGCGACGCCGGTAAACGTCGGTGTCTGGTCGCTGTAGGCCGCAGATTCTGCGGTCACCGCAACGGCCACTCCGCCCACTGTTGGCAGTGTGCCGGTTTCAGTGCTGACCGTGTACAGTCGACAACGAGGCGCGATCTGGTTGCCGAAAGCTCCAGAGTTGACCACCGTATCCGGGGCCGTATAGGCCGGAACGGTGAAGCCTCCGGCGGCATCTACCCCTTCTGTTAAAATTTTAATTTCGGAAATTTTTGCGTTTTTCTCAAATTCCGCGTCAGTCCGGGCCCTCATCCAAGACTCAAAAGCGCTCGTGTAAAGTTGCGCTTCTGCTTTTTGGTTGTCGCCCATGTGCTTTTGAATCCAAGGGGTCTGCGCGGCTGCCGGGACGCCCTTAATCCATCCGGACGGCTTGAAGTCGTTCGAGATCTTCGCGTTGCCGACGTGGCCGCCTAGTCGCGGAGCGTTCTCAGCGAATGACTCTTGATCTTCTACTGAGACCGGAAGTTCGTTCACTGGTGCATTGATCCGACCTTTTAACTCGTCGAAACTTCGGATCGCTTTTGTTGCGGCTTCCGCTTCATCCATTAGGCCCGCGGCCTTGTTCATCAATTCGGTAGCTTCATCGTTCTTGCCTTCGGCGATCAGTGCCTCGGCGTCCTGATGGAGCCCGGTCGCGTAGGCGACCTTTTCGGTGCTATTCATTTATCTATTCCTTTTCTATTTCATAGCGTTGCTGTTGCAATCGGAACCCAAGCAAGCGCGATCGAAATTCGACGGCGGCGGTTACCTCTGCCCGTTGCTCATCCGTGACCGGCGTCCAAGCATCAGAGATGATCGGTTGTTCGTCAGTGGCGGCGGCGCTAGGCTGCTCCGTTACTTCTGTAATTGGTTCGGCCTTAGCCGAGATCGTGGCGGTCTCTGGTGACGCGCCCCGGATAACTGAGGACACCTCGACCCAGTCGAGATCTTTGATGACCCGGTAGGTATTGCCCTCTTGTTCTTCGTACTCAACCCCGCCCGCCGGGATGTTGAACCCGACCGACCACTCCTTAATAAATCCCCCGGCTACGTTGCTAAACGTCTCGCGCCCGAGTTGGGTGTCTAGATTGAATTGGATCTTGGTGTAGAGTTTCGCCTCGTCCCCAAAGTTGATCGCGTTCGCGTCGATCACTTTCCCGACAACTTTCGAGGGGTCGTGTCCAAGTAGGACCGTCGGCATATCTGCGGCGATCGATGAATCGAACGCACTCGGCAAGATGATATCGCCGTCAGCGTCCGGGCGGCCCATTGTGTTAGTAAAGGCCTCGACGACCCCCGCCGACTCGTCGACTACTTTCAGATTTTGGATCTCGCTTGTTTTATATTCTGGCACTGATCGCCTCCTTCACTTCTTGGATTGGTTGACCGAGCGACTGCTCGGGTTGATATGTTGAGGGGAGCGGAGTCC